GGCCAATCCCGCTTCCGTGCGCTCCCGGGCCTGCCGCTCGATCGCTTCGACCGCCCGCCTGGCGGCCGCCTGCGCCGCTGCCATGCCGGCCGTCGTGAGCGGCCGGACGGTGACGCGAAGCCCGTAGGGCAGCTCCAGCTCGTAGGGCTCGGTGCTCTGGCTTAGATCGATCATCCGTACACCGTCCCGTCGAGGTCATTGGTGAGCGTGACCGTGAGCATCCCACCCGCGACGTCGTTCTTTGCACCGCGGAAGTCGAAGCTCGCCTGCACGCCGCCCGGGCCCTCGACCGCCAGCTTGGGCTTGGGCAGGTAGACCTCGTGCGCGGTGAGCACGAGCCTCGCCTGCGCCGACAGCGTGTAGGCGAACTCGAGGTCAACCGGCGTGCCGCCGGCCGCGAGGTCGATCAGCGTGGTGTCAGCGAAGCGCACGTCGATCCGGCCGGTGAGTGCGGCGATGGTTGGATCGGCGCCCTCGATCAGGCCGTCGTCGCGGATCGTCTCGATCTTTTCGAGGTTGTTGGAGTAGGTGACCGAGCCGCCGGTGAGGTTCCCGACCGGTGAGCTGGCGCGCTTGATCGAGCCCTGGAACTGGCTGATGCGGCTGAAGGTCAGGCTCGTCGGCGTGCCGCCCTGGGTCGTTCCGAAGCGGTTCTCGCCCTGGGCGATGGCATTGATCGTCGCGGCTGCAGGCCCGGAGCGGGTGAACTCCAGCGCGATCGAGTTGAGCTTGACGCCGGCATGCACGAAGAACGCCGGGACCTTCGACATCCCGACCTCGAGCGTGTAGCTCGGCAGGTCGTCGCCGCCCGAGGCGAACTCATGATCCCAGCTGCCATCGAGATTGTCGGTGGTATCGGGATCGCCGAACAGGCCGGTGAGCCAGAGGCCCAGGTACCGCGGATCGACCGGCAGCACGATGTCGCCATCGTCGTTGATGACATCCTGGAGCGGCGCCAGGGGGTCGCGGCCCTGACCCAGCACCGGGTCGTCGATCAGGCCCTGCTCGCTGCCGAGATTGCAGCGGTTGAAGGGCATACGGATGTAGTTGCCGGTCGCCGCCTGGCCATAGGCGGTCTCGCGCTTCATGAGCAGATGCGCGCTCGAACCATAGGCTCGCGCCATGGGAATCTCCTTGCCGAGGGAGAAGCGGGAATCAGGACAGTGGAGCGTCGCTCTCGTAGTCGACGGTCACAGTGAGCGTGGCGGCCTTGATCGCCGGCGCGCCAGGCACCGCCTCAATGCTCGGCTCGGGCCGGCCGTAGGTCGGGCCGAAGGCGAGGCCGCTGAGGGTCGGGTCGGCTTCGAGCGCCGCCCCGATCTGCTGGAGCAGGGCGTCGAACGCAGCGTCACGCGCCGCCGCATCGCCCTCCTCGACGTAGACCTCGATCTCGACCGCATGCTGGTAGTAGGTGCTCCCGAAGCCGCCGAGCGCTTGCTCCGGCTCGCCCGGGTCACCGTCGCGCAGGATGATCAGGCCGCCGGCCGGGATCTTCTCGGGCAGGACACTGTTGCGCTGGACCACGGCGCCTGGGACGAGATCGAGCACTCCCCGAAGCGCGTCCAGCACCTGCTCGGCCTTGCTTGCTGGCATCGATCACTCCGCCCACAGCTGCTGGTCGATCAGAGCCGGTAGCTGCCCGGACCAGCGCTCGGCCGCCCGCGCCACATCGAGCCGCTTCGACAGCTTCACCTGCGGCACGAGCAGAAACATCACCACCGTGGTCAGTCCCTCACCCCGTTGTCGGGCCCGATCGGTCGCACGCCGGAAACCTCGCAGCGACCCGCTTTTGCGACTGAACGATGCTCGCACGCCATCCACCACAAGGAGCGATGGCCCGCTCTGCCGAGGCACGAACCGGAGAGGGCCGAACCGGTGCTCCGGAAACGTGCTCGGGCTGATCCGCCTGCCGTCGGTGCCCTTCCTCGGCGCATTCTCGGTCGGGATCGCGAGAAAGCGCCCGCGTTTGCTCCGGATCGCCGCGCCCTCGTCGACCGCGCGGATGATCTGCGGCGCCTTGGTGTAGACCAGGCTCGCGGCATCGAGCCTCTGGTTCGGGTAGTGCTTGTCGCGCCAGCTGTTGGCGAGCCGCTGCCCGAGCCCGGCGCTCGCAACCTGACGGCGCAGCTCGGTCTTGAGGCCACGGCCGGCGTCGCGAGTGCCGGTAGCCACCGCGCGCTCGATGCCGCGCAGCTCAGCCTGCATATCGGCCTGGAACGAGCGCGCGAGGGCGGCGGCAAGCTTCATTTTCGAATCCAGTCGAGACGACCGAAGGGCTTCAAGCCGCTTCGGATCTGAGATCGGCACTCCGAGACGCCTGGCCCCACCAGGACAACCATCAGCAGTCGACTTTGGCTATTTCGACCAGGGTTGCCGCCCGTGGCCACGACCGAGCTGTTGTGAGACGAGGGGGTCAAACAACAGACATCTGAAGCAAAGACAGCAGTGGCCCGTCGAGCCGCGTAATTGTCAGCGCCCTGCCGCTCGCGCCAAGCCTTCTTCTTCCTGATCCTCATCCGTGTCGTGGGCCGTCTCGTCCTCGACGATGACACCTTCCAAGAACTGGCTGTGGCGCTCCTGCAGGTACCGGATCGCGGCACTGTCATCGGCTGTGTACTGGAGGTGCTCCTGGAAGAATTGAAGACGCGCCCGATTCTCCTCGATCAGCTCGCCCCACGTCTTGATCCCGACGGAAATATTGTTTTTACGGTGAATCAGCTGCCGAGCTGGATCGGGCCCACCTTCGATATCACCCTTAGCATAGTCGTCATAGCTGTTGGAAACGATCCAGAAGTGCCATCGAACACCTCTCACCGTGTGGAAACGCTCATCCTGCGATACAGCCATCGCATAGCGCTTAGCTTGAGTAATCTCGTCGGCACCGATCTTCACCTTCGGTGCCTTCAGCTCGACAACCAGCTGTTCGATGTCGTCTGCTCTGTGACGTCGGGTGGTGCGAGAGAGCATCAGATCGACGATACCTCGCTTCTTGCCGATAACTCTGACAGGATCGTCAATCACAACGTTCGGATCAAGGAGAGCCCGATGTTTTTCAAGGACTCGTTTCAAATCCCTGTCGCTTACCCAGAGATTGTACTCTTCGCCGAAGATCCAGCTGTTCTCGGCCAATATTCTGTGGAGCTGCGAACGCTCCTTCAGGCGCCCCTTGGTTTCCGAGTCGAAGACGATGCTCTCAAGCCCCGCGACAAATTTCAAACGGTCGGCGACCGTTTTGGCCGCTGTAATGATCGCCGACAGGGTCGTCTCCTGCAGTAGGGTAGCGAGCTCCTTCTGCTTACGCTGGGGCAGGTCGAGGACTTCGTTCAGGATCATTTGAAGATCGTCGGGACCGCGCTCGATGGCATGTCGCAGCATCCGCAGATGCAGAGCGCGCGTCTTAGGCGCAGCAGTGCCCAAATCAGGCGTGAAGTCCTGCACGCTGACGGCGACGATATCGAAAACCTGCCGTTCGGCCCTCTCAACGGGCGTCGCTGGTTCGCCGCTGAAGGGGTAAACGTCTGAAGCCTTCCATTCCTCGACAACATTGCGGGCCCGCTCTGCCGCGCGCTCGCGGAAATAGTCCTTTATGGCTGCCCGCGCCGCATCCACAGAGTTCCGCAACTCCGTGTCCATCTCGGCAAGGCCGAGGCGCCCTTCATTGTGAAGCGTCGCCACGTAGGGCGATTTCAGGTAGGCCGAGAATGAGAAGGTAGGAACGTGAAAGCGGGTCTCGACTTGGTCGAGAGGAAAGCCGTTCTCGGAACACAGGTAGAGCGTCCGCTTCGTGTCCGCTCGCCATTCGACGATGTGAAGCTCAGCTTCATGCTCCTCACCCTCTGGGTCCTCGATCGGCGGGAGAGACAATCGATGCTGACTCGCGATTGCGGTTCTTGGATCAACCTGCTGTCCAGCGATCGAAACAGAGACGTCGGTATAGTTGATCAGGTACAGTGCAAATATTTCGGCCAATTCCTGTAGGCCCTCGTCGGAGGAGAAGACTCTGAAATCTCGGTGTATGTCGGTAATTTCAACGACCACCCCCTGCTTCGATCCGGGTGAATCGTGCTCCTCTGTAATTGCGACATCCTTTAGGTCTGTCTGGAGCAACTTAATTTCAAACGCCTTAGCCGCCCCGCCGCCATCGAGATAGCAGACCTTCCAAACGACGGAACTTCCTAGCGCAAACGCCTTGTACCGTCCGCGCCCTTCTTGCCCGTGTACCATCCGGTTCTTGATCTTGGTGCGGCGGGTCAACCGCTTCCAGGATCCACCGAGGTTACCGAAAAGCTTTGCAGCCTCTGACCGTGGAAAGCCCTCACCGTCGTCATACACGACGATCTTCGAGAGACCGCCCGCGAGGTCTCTGTGTTCGAGTTCGACGTGCACGCGACTAGCTTCGCCGTCGAGGCTGTTCCATATCAGCTCAGCCAGTGCGGCAATCGGTTGCGCCCGCGTCTGGCGAGCGATGAAGTCGTCCTGAATGGCGACGGCGACGTGCTCGATCTCGCTCATCCTGTGCATCCCTGCGGCATGATCTTCGCTGCCGGCTACGATTGCGCAGGATCAAACCACATTGGAGCCGAACAGTCAGGATTAGACTGAGAAGCGGGCCTGAGTTCAGCTCACGCGGGTCGCACATCCATCGTCCACACGAGCCGGTCGGGATCACGCCGTTCCGGCTTACCCTGGATGACGACGGTCTGGCCATCGACGATGAGCTGATCGTCGGGGCGCGGGCTCGCGACCTCGCTCGCGCGCAGCTCGAACGTCGCCGTCTCGGCGTGGATGCGGGTCTCGCCGAAGCCGACGATGGTATCGGGACGTCTGGCGATCACCCGCACCGACACCGGCCCGCCGCCGGCAGGCGTGTAGACGGCCTCGATCCCGAAGGCGGCGAACGTCGCGTCCACCGCGCCCTGGAACACCGTCATCAGGTGCGCTTGCCCTTGATCAGCACCCGCGGCCGGGTGCAGATCGGCAGCGGGTTCGACTGCACGTGCAGCATGACCCAGCGGGCGAACTGCTGGTCCACCGCCTGCTTGGCGTAGCGCGGCAGGCCGATCGTGTTGGCGGTCTCGACGAAGTCGGCAGGCGCATTGTACTGCCGGAACAGCCCTGGCACGCCGACCGGAAAGAGATAGGCCTTGCTGGCGTCGGTGAAGTCGACGGT